GAATACCATATTTCATTGCTGAATCTCTAGCCAATTCAACGTATGCCTTGTAGTTTTTCTCAAACGTTGCTTTATCATGTGTGTGTTGTAACTCAATCTGCACAGGACTGTTGGCATTAGCATACGAACCAGCACCGTACTGTACATAACCAGGTTGACCGACTTGATAAACAATTCCGCCGTCTCCCACAATATAAGCAGTATAAGCGCTAGTCCATGAACGTTGCATATACTGCGCTTCATTGCGTCCTGTTGCTGTTTCATTAGCCGTTTCATGCAGTAAAATGTACTGATTATTTGCTATTTGTGAGCTACCTTCATTTGCGCCCAAATTAAATTCATTGTTGATAGTATAGGCAAACCCATTAATTGGCAATAAAAAAAGAGCCGTTAATAGGCTCATCGCAGTAATAGTAATTTTCTTTTTCATTTGTTTCCTCCTATTTTTTCAAATTATAAGCCGACACACCAGTGATAACGCCTAAAAATGTTGCTACTGCATTGATAGTCAACACTATCATATCTGTTCCATTCCATCCATACGCTTTCCCTAACATGGCTACTAAAGCAGATGCAGCTGGCAATACTGTTAAAACTGTCCATTTAATGACTTGATAATACTTATCTGGTAAAATCATTTCTTCTCACCTCCTTTACAATTTAGTCAAGAAATAGCCAATGATCGTAATGCCTAAGCCAATCATATAGCCCCAAGCCCATTTATTATTGTTCTTCATTTCCTTGATGTCTTCTGCATTGTTTAGTGCTACTGAATAGGCTTTATCTGCTAAATCTTTTGCACTATCAGCCTTTTCTCTAAGTGATTCGTAGTTGTCTAATTTTGTTTCAATTCTTACTAATCTCTCCACAACGTCTTGGAGCGCTTCTTCTTTCATGTTCCACCAACTTTCCAACAAAAAAACGCATCACTTAAGATGCGCTCTCTTCTTTGCTAATGATTTTATCTGCTTCTTCGTCTGTAATGCATAGTGGAACGAATAGTCGAACTTGATCGTCAGTAAAACAGCCCCAATCATACATCATTTTCACATCGCTAAAACTAAACATACTACTCACCTCCCTTTAAAGTTGGATTTAGTTGCTCTTTAATTTCTGAAATGTCTTTGCTATTTTGTAACGAAGCAAGCATCATTTTTGAATTGATTTGTGCTAAACTATCCGCTTTTTCTTTCAATGCAGTATTTTCCTGTTTAATTGCTACATCGCTTAGCATGAGTTTGGCGTTGAGCTGTTTTAAATCGCCGTTCTCGTGTTCCAGTGCCTCGTACATCGCTTTGAGATTGTTTAAATCGTTGTGATCCAGTGTGTTCGCTAAAACAATCCATTGGTTCAGTTTAGGATCAAACATCTGATCAGCAATCGTTAGCGGTTCGCCATCAGCACGTAATCCTTCGAGCGGTGGCTGATCCGTGTAAGGAACGGATACAAGCATGTCGTCCAATACTTTTCCTGCGTACTCTCCACCAGTACGTCCGTATTTCCAAATGTTTTTCATTTATTTCACTCCTACCCAATAATTACCGTGGAATGTAAACCATTCATTTGCGGCAAATTCGCTATTCGTCATAATTTTTCCTAAGTCTTTTTGCACGTACATCGCTTTTGATACACTATTTGTTCCTGACTGACCTGTAAGCATGCCATGAACAATTCTTGCAATAAATTCATCTGGGACTTCATCATCAAGTGGTACACCAAAAGCATAAGCTTTTTTGAACTTTACTGTACCATTTACAACAACTTCTTTTCCGTGTTTAATAAATGTTGCATACCCATCGATAAACGATTGACTGTTGTCTTTAGTTAATGTATAAACAGTGCAATCATTTTCACTGATCACTTTATCTCCTGCTATTTGAATACCATCGGCAAAGTTTTTCAAACCTTCAACTCTCTGAGGATCATACACATTAACAGCATTATTCAAGCCTTTTTCAGTATATTCAGGTGTGATGTCCCAACTGTAATCATTGGGATTGTTGCTGTCTTTCAATCCTTCACCAAAGTATTTATATTCACTAATATTCGGGGTTCGTGTGTCGCCTTTTTCAATCTTGAGCCAGTCAATTTGGCATGCGCTGGCCGTTTCTTTAGGCGACTGCAAAATGCGAAGGTCTTTAGGCAAACCCGGTTCAAGTTTCGTTGGTGTGAATGTTAGAGACCATACGTCTGTCAATCCTTCAACTGGTTTTAGGTCTCCAAAATTAACGTTCCAATAATTATATGCTACAAAGGTTTGACTTGCGGGTTTTGTTCCTTTAAGCGTGATAGTATACGTTTGACCTATTATAAGCTCTTCTTCCGTGTTACCTTTATATATTTCGTACGCGCTAGATTTAATTGGGAACTTAACTGTAGGGTTGGCAATATTCTCGTTAGGATATTCGCGACACATGTTGTAAGGCTCTGCTAATAAGTTTGGCTGATATGGGGTGGCTGTTGAGCCTTCTTCGATTTTGATGTCGTACAACTTAAATCCGCCATTTATTTTATCCCTGTCAACAAAGCTAATACTCATATAAAATCGATCTAAATTTGTGATTTGATAATTAACGTTAGCTGTACCTTTGATTGTTATTTCTTTCCCTACATCATCTGTTGTAATATTTGTACTATTTGCTTCCAATAATATCTTTTCTCCTGGTGATGTACGATACACCAAACGTAATTTATCAATAGCTCCTGTAGTTCCTTCATCAAATCGAACTTTCGCACTCAGAGTATAGGTTTTCCCACTAGCAAGCTGAGGTGTATTAATACGCGTAAACATAATAATGCTTCCTGTACCATCAGAAGTAAAATGTAACTTTTCGTTATCCAAAGTTAGTGACCCGTGGTAACCAACGTTAAAATCGCTCGATTTTAGTTTGGACATTAAATTCGGATTCCCACTATAATCATAGCCCCCGAAGTCGATGCTGTTACTGTACATGACTTGCAAGTTACCTAATTTAGAAATTTCTTCTTTCAGAGCATCTAACTTGTCTTGTAGCGTTTTAGCTTGACCAGTTAAATCAGTAATCTGTTGATTTAAGCTATCCACTCTACCTTTAATTTCAGCCATAAAAGCATCAAAAGTTTCGTTATACTTTCGAATCAACTCTTCCAATTGCGAAACGTATTCATCGGCTTGGCCTTGCGAAATGTCAGACACTCCTAGTGAGAAAAAAATGATGTCTTGCGTTGTTAAAATTTGATTACCTTTTCTATATTCTACGTAGCAGTGTTTATAATATCCTGCTTCACTCATAAATGTGCCATCAAGAGAAAATATGACTTCTTCACTAGTTACGCTAGTTGCAACACTATCTACATAACGGTTAGATGGTGTTGTTCCTTTTAAAGTAAATGTTCCGCCACTCGTATCCATCTGCAAGCCATTTAAAAATGGTTTAACAGTCACCGTAATCCCTTTATCACCTTGACGAGCCATAATAGCTTTGGTGTAGTTTAATTCTTTGCTGAAATCTAAAGCCAAATTATATAAACTGCTAGCCATTTATATACCTCCTTGTCTTCGTTTTAAAAACGTTTTTGGTCAAGCACTGTGCTATCATATGCTGTATCCTCTTTTAATCTAATATCTTCATACCCTAGACGGTGTGCCACTAAATTCCATCTAACTAATACGTTTGGCTTACTAGTTTCAATGATGAAATGGTCAATATCTTCATGAGTAACAGCACACAAAACTAGTTCTGTAGGTGTCACATGTGTCATATACCGACTTAGATTTACTGTCTCAGCAAACATGGGGTCAATATCAACACGAACTTTACCATTGTCACCTGTAACGGCTTCCCCATAATCAGCGAAATAATATTCTGGAGTTTCATAAGCGTTCAATAGTCGTTGTCCATAATGTTCTGTTGGTACAGTTGAGTTTTTAGTACCTCTAACAGTAAAATCTTTATATACTTGTACCGTTGATTGTTCAAACCTAGCAAGTTTCCCATCTTCCCATGAACCAAAAAAACAACCTGGTAACGTTAGCATACCATCACTAGTAAATTTCATAGTCCTACCAGCTACCTTAAATTCCCATGAGTTACCCGCACTACCATTAATGCTTAAAGAACTACCGTCGCCAGAAGTTACATAACTAGCATTGCTATACCTGAAATTGGGCGCACCAAAAGATAGAAACGGTCTGTTATTACCATTATCCCACGTACTAAAAACCAAGTTACCCTGTGGATTTCTAATCATGAAACCACCACCAGTTTTCATGGTGTATGATACAATACCGGCATCAGCACTTACATAATCACGTGCTTCTAGCTCCATAATATCTTTGTTAACTTTTTTTGAGTACCAAGTCATTTTGCCATTAGCAATACTTGTTCTATAATCAGCACCATCACTAATTAATGTAGTACCTCTAATAGTAATTCCTACTATTTCACCAGCCGTAATAAACGAGGCATTGAATCCGCCATCTAACGTCCATGCCGTTTCATATGTTCCATTAATGCCAGTTTTAGAAAAACCAATACCAGCATTGTTGATTTGTAAAACATTCCTTGCGGTATTCTTATCTGGTGTGTCCATAATCAAAATACGACTAGGCGCTTCTTTAGGATCTAATAAAACATAACCACCATTTTGACCAGTAATCATATCAGTTTGATGATCTACAATATCATTGAGTAAATCACTGATTTCGCCACCGTTTTTCAATTGATCAATGGCATCATTAATCAAATTGCTGACATTATTCTCTGTGTTTTCTAAGAAGTTTGTTTTGACGTTTCCTACAACTAATTTATCGTATGAATTGGTTAGAACATTAAACGTATATTCCACAATTCTCGCTGACATATTCACTTTTAACTGTGGATGATACACATCTACTCCGTCACCCATCGAAACTTTTTCTAGATCAACAAATTTTTCATAGCCTCTTTGATGCCTCAATGGTACTAATTCAATCGAACCACTCACTTGTGGTTTTTGTTTATCTATGTTTGTTTTCAACCAGTCTTTAGCAGCTTCCCTTAATGTGGCTACATCAGTCGCTTTGTCTTTAAAATCAACAAAAGAAACATATCCAGCAGGATAATCATCCACGTAATCCGTGAAAATAACTTCTTCTGGTAGAGTGATCTCGTCTTCTCCTTCTGAAGAGCTGCTAATGAATGGATAAACTCCAACTAAAACACTTTGAGCATCAATCTCTAAGTCAAGACCAGTTAAGTTTTTAGTATAAATCGCTTTGATTTTATGATCCGTACCTAGACTTTTTTCATGACGTAATGTGTTATTATCTTTTAGAAACTCACCATGAAATCGATCTAGAATAGATCCCTCTTTTCCACCAAAGAATTCTAAAAAATTCGCCTTTTCTATCTTCACATTAGCAAGCGTATCTACTAATGACGAGAAAGAAAACTGCGAAGGGATAGCTGGTTTCGCTAAAACTTTTGCGTTTTGCCATGCCTGAGTAGCAGTGATCTTTTCTGTTCCGCTGTCATATTTATTCAACACCGATTTTCTTATATCATTGAAAATAGGTTCAGCTTTTACTTCTATCGTATTGCCTATTACAGAAGTTTTTGCATAATAAATCCGTAGACGCTGTTTTGCTCGATTTTCATCTACATAACACTGAATAATACGTCCTTCTACAATCAAATCTGCATTAGTTCCGTTTATTGAATAAGTACCCTGAAATATCTCGGCTCCGTTTAGTTTATTGCTAACAGTAGCTGTTAACCAGTCTGACAAAGCGCCTAAACCTTGCGTATCATATAAATGTTCAGCTAAATTATTCGCGTCATTTTTATCGTAAATAGTTATTAAATTATCGATCATCTATTTCACCTACCTTAACCCGTTACGATAAATTTGTATTTTGCTCAAACCAGTGCAATTAAAATGATTGATATCCACTTGCAATGTCGGATATTGCATGGTCTTCATTTTGTTGGACCGATCTAAAATATCTCCGTCCGATTGCTCTTCGTAGCAAAGCATCAAATCACTATCAATGACTACATCAGTTCCTGCTACTAAGCCTTCGAAACTAAACACATAATCATTTAAGATGAACTGGCATGAAGTAGCTGAAGGAGTGATGATAATCTTTGGAAAACTTTCTTCTAAACTATTATTCAGCAAGTTAAATGACTGTGGTTTATCTACGGTTATAGGTACATCTTCTTGAACTCTTGCGAATGGTTTCGCAGTAATATTTACATCGAACTCTCCCCATTCAACAATATCGTTTTCTGCATCCCCAATATCGATAGTCTGGATAACGTAATAGACGTTGGGATCGTCAGAGAATTCTAATTTCTTTGCATAGTTTAACCAATGACGCATGATATAAAACGATTGCTTGAACGCTTGATGGTCTTCCACATCCTCTAAATAGTTATAGTGCAATGTAAACGACATATCTTCAAACGAGTAATCTTGTACTAAGCCACCTAACCTACCTAAAACAGAAGTTTCAACTCTCTGTCTTTTTGGAGAAGGTATGGTTGGTCTTTCAGCTAAAGCCAATTTATGCAAATAATCAGGAAATCCATCGATTATAGAATGTATACAATCAGTCATTTTTTCACATCCTTTTTAATACTAAAAAAACAGGAGAAATACTCTCCTGTTTAACGCCATGCCGAAGCATTATCATTTTGAATTTTTGTAATGCTATCAATGATTTGTTGAGTTGTTTGCTTCATAGTAACCTCATCTGCGTTACCATCAATTGTGAAATTGAATTCGTAATTGTTCACAGGTTGAATCGTTTGTGCCCTAGATGAAACTGAGGTGCTACTCAAGATACGATCCCCAATTTCTTGCAGCACAGATCTTTTCAAAGGTAAAACTGCTTCAGGTCCTGCTTCACCGACACCGATAATATTTGGAGAATTAAACACACTACCTTTCGCATACCAATCAACACCCAATGTTGGGATTTTCCCCTTCAATGGATTGAATTCTCCGCTCAATTTAAAATGTGGTAACGGAATATGTGGTATCGAAATATTCAAATTATCAAAGACACTACTGATTTTATCTCTAATCCAATCAATCGGAGCGCTAACAGTCTTTTTGATACCTTCCCATATATTAGCTATCGTGCTTTTAACATTATTGAATATGTCGGAAACAATACCTGTTAGATTGGACCAACCGCTTGAAATTGCATTTTTTCCATCGTTTACTTTAGAGCTAATAGTGCTTGTAATTCCATTCCAAAGATTCAAAGCAGTGTTTTTGATACCGTTCCAAATTCCGCTGATCCACGAAGATATACTATTCCAAACACTTTGAATGGCACTTTTAGCTGCGTTTATAGCATTGCTTATACTGCTAGTCACGCTACTCCAGATATTTGATGCTGTAGAGCTGATTGAATTCCAAATTCCACCTAACCAACTAGATACAGTTGACCAAATATTTTGAATTACTGTAGCAGCTGCTTGTACCAAGCTAGTGATTGTATTCTTGATACTATTCCAAATACTAGAAGCTGTTGCACTAATTGAGTTCCAAATATTTGAAGCCGTAGTACTAATAGATGTCCATATACCATTCCACCATGCCACTACTGGATCAAATATAGTATGGAATGTAGTTACAATTCCATTCCAAGCGATGCTTATCCATTGTGTCATAGTATCCCAAGTATTTTTAAGGAAATCAGAAATAGGTGTCCAAACAGCTTGCCAAGCTGCGCCTAATAACTGTCCAGCTACATCAAAAATACCCACGATAATATTAATACCAGCTTGAATCAATGACGTTATTAATGTCCATGGTATTTGAACAATTCCTACAATGTCTGCCCAAATAATCGACCATACTTCTTTGACTCCGTTCCAAATATTTGAAACCCAATCAACGAATGCTTGCCAAGTCTCTTGGACTCCTTGCCAGATGTTGGAAGCTCCTTCAACTAATCCGCTCCATAACTCTCCAAACCAATCAGAAACTCCTTGCCAAATTTCTTGAACCCAATCTACAAATCCAGACCAGGTTTCTTTGACTCCATCCCAAACTGATGAGGCACTTTCTTTTATACTTTCCCAGGTATCACCTAACCAATCGGTAAATTTTTTCCATAAATCACTAAACCAGTCAGTGATTGCGCCCCAGTTTTGAAACGCTGTAATTACAATCGCTATTACAGCTGCAACGCCCGCTATAATTCCTATTATTGGCAGCAAAACTGTAGAACCAAATGTGCCAACTATCGTAACAACTGCGGTTATAACAGGAGCTAATGTGCTTAATAATGCTAGAATTCCTCCAAGAGCTAAAATGAAATTTTTCATTGGCCCATCAAGTTTACTCCACCATTCGGCTAATCCTTGCAAAGCTTTCGCTCCTGCTTGCAACCCTTTGATAAACACAGGCAGTATATCTTCACCCAATGAGGCATAAAAATCTTCTAACGCTTGCTTTGCTCTTGTCATTTGGTTTTCTAAACCATCAGACTCCCTACTAGCCTGACCTGTAGCACCGGCTAATTTTTGCATATCTTCAGCATATTGAACTCGAACTGCTTGCTTGGTAGCCTCATCTAAATCAGACCATTTTTGCGTTTGTGGGCCTAATTCTTCATTTATTTTATCTTGCGCATCTTTAAGTTTTAAAGCAGCCTCTCTTGCTTCTAAAGATCCTTCACCATGTTTCTTAATAGCATCAGCATACTTAGATTGTGCTTTTTCAACAGCTAACAATGACTCTTCACTGGCTTTTTTTGCTCCTTCAGTCGCTGGTATCAAATTATGCTTAACAGCATAAGCTGCCATTTGAGTATCATTAGCAAATAAACCTATTTGCTCCCCACCTTCGTAGTTCCCTTTTATAAATGAATTAAGAGATTCACTAGCATCATCCATAGACTTATCGTAAAAAGCTGCTGCATCTGCTGCTAACTGAGTACTATCACCAGCTAACTCCATAGCTTCTTTGGTATCATATCCAAGTCCTTTAAACATTGACGTATATTGTGTAAAAACAGGCTTGATCGTATTTGGTAACATTCCAAATTCTTCAGCCATTCCCTCAACGGCGTCCTGTGCTTCCCCTTCTAAAGAGCCAAAGACTTGTTTAAATTGGGCCTGCATAGCTTGTGCTTTTCCAGCTGCTTCAATAGACTTACTACCTACATCAATAAGCTTATCTCCGATCACTGACAAGTGATCAGTAGCTTCCATTAAATTACCCATATCAAGTTTTTTGCCGATATCATCTACTGTGGAGGTATCAACGTTTTTAGCAGCATTACTTAATTCTTCGAATTCTCTTTCCGCATCATTAAGCTTAGTTTTCATTTCTAAAGCTTCGGTAGATGTTTCTCCAAATTCTTTTTGTGTGGCATCTAATTGTTTTTTTAGCACTTCGATTTTTTGTTCAGCAATATCACTCTGTTTGCCGACATATTCTTGTGCTTTTGCTAATTTTTCAGATTCTGTAGCAGACTGGCCAGCAGTTGCTTGCCATTTTTTATATTCGGATTCTACTAATGATGCGCTTGACTTTAGATGTTGTTGCTCATTATCTAAGTCTTTCATAGTTGACTCATACGTTTTAAATTCACCTTTAGATTGAGCCAATGCCTTACTCGTTTTATCTATATCATTAGATAACCTTTGCTGAGCTGTTTGTTGATTAATCAGTTCTCTTTCAAGTTTCTGAACTTCGGTGGAATTTTCTCCATAATATTTTTTGGCATTGGCTAAACGTTGACTAGTTACTTCAACTTTTTGACTTTGTAATTCATACTGCTTTTCTAAAGAAGATAATTTACTTCCTAACTTGTCTGATTCAGAACCAGTCTGTTGTAATTGAGCTTGTTCTAGTTTTAATTCTGCTCTATTTTTAGTTAATTCAGCACTGATTTCTTTTAACGTAGATTTCAATCCGTCATCGTTAGCTATGAAAGTTACTTCTGCTTCCGTTCTCTTTTTAGCCATTTTTTACCTCCTTTCCTTTAGTTTTTCTGGGATTGATTTATTGCATAGTTCTTCCATCCTTCATAAGCGCTCTTGTTGTAAGCCATTTGCAAAATGTCATCTAAACAGATATCGCTTAAAACCAAATCTGAAGGCATAGAAAAAACGTCGGTCAACATCGAATAGACATCGACCCACGTTTCAACTAAGAGCTTTGGCATTTTTACTTTTGAAGCTTTTTTTCCTTATTTGCTTTTTCGAATTCTTTTTGATAGGCATCACGTGCTTGTTTGAACATCATAGTACTGTATACAGCTACTGCAACCTCCATATCAAAATCCCATTTATCTATAAATTCATCGAATGAAATGTAATCGACCATGTTCGCTTGACGATAAGCTACATATACGGCTTTTGCACCTTGAATAACTGTAATATCCATAGAGCCTTTTCCCATCGACATTTTTGCAAACTCGTCTGTGTTAAAATCTCTATTGATCATCAATAATTTCTTGATATTCAGTTTAGGTTCTAAATTCAAAATTGTTCCATCGTTTAGTTCAATTTTTGAGTAATCTTCGTTCATTTCGCTACCTCCGTTTTTTTTACTGTGATTGAGTGGCCGTAGTTGCCACAACTGAAGTTTTTTTAATCACATCAGCAGATAGATTCGTCATCCATTGATCTGTTAAGTCTTCTTCAAGTTCTGCAACAATTGCTTCATGATAAAATTTACCAAATTCATCTTGCATAACTTTTGCTTCTAGTTCTAACGCAGCTACTTCATCCGCACCATTTTCAATAGAGAATGTTAATCCTGTATTCGAAGTGCATGCTAACATACCAACTAACTTTCTATTTTCTTCGAAGTCATCCACGATCTCTGCAGCAAGTGAGAAATCTTCGCTTACGGAATCAGGACCGTAAGAGTAAATGCCTGGTTTAATACGTCCATCTTGTTTCAACCCATTGAAACGTCGATAAACTTCCATCGGTACATGTGCAGTAATTGTTACCGTCATATTGATTGGTTTAGATTTTGATTTTACTTCTGCCGCTCCACATTTTTTAACCACCGTTTGCATTTCTGTTTCGCCATCTAATTGTCCGTTACAATTCGTTGCGATTGCATTTCCTGCGTTCTTAAAATTAAAAGCAATTCGTTTGATACTTATGTTATCGAACGTTGTTACTACAGTTTTTGTTTTAGCCATTGTTGTTCCCCCTATTTATTTAATTTATCGAATTGACGAATCAGAAGTTCTGTAATTGGATCAAGTGCAAGACCTAATCCTCTTCTCATAAATTCGTCCGGCTGATTTCTTTTAGAAGTACCTATCCCCAAATCAGGATATTTTAAATACTCAAATTTTCTTGTAGGTCTAATGATGAAACCCAAATTAATGTATTGAGTCTTAAGTGGACGACTATTTTTTGCGTGTTGGTGCCCTCTTCTTAAATCTGCTTCAGAAACAGGAATTTTTTCTGTAATCCTATCCACTGCAATAGCCGAACCTTTTGATTTCAATGCTTCGTTAATCAGTCGTTCGCTCTCGCTTGAATAGCGTTCCATCCGCACAAGAAGTTCATCATGTCCATTTATTTTTAGCTCCCAACTATTTTTAGCCATGACAATCACTCTTCAATAATCGTCTAAACGTAAATACCAATTGATCGATATAGCGATCTTGGTTCTCTAGTTTTAAATGATTGGGATCCATTCTCTGAAAACGAATCGAACGATTTTGAATCAATGAAATAATATCTAGTGAGTCTCCTGTTAAATCTTCTCTATTTTCTGAATAGAAAGTTAGATATAGATTTTGACCCACGCTATATTTTGGCTCAGTGATCATTTCTATTTCTCCTGTTTCGAGAATGAAGTAATTAAAATCATCAGGTAGCTCATCCTCGCCTACGGAGTCTTGAAAGAGTTTGAGGCCAAAATGCTCTTCTAAGGAAGTTTTGATAGCAGAAATTTGCTTATTTAAACGTTCTTTTTCTTTAGAATTATCAATCACCATATTCACCCACACTTTCAAGATAAAAATAGATATAAAAATTATCGTAATCGGCATAGATAACGTTGTAACGCATACTATCGATTACGATAAAATATTGATCTTTATTAAATTTCTTGGCGATTGGATGAAATGGAGTCTTTACTTTCTTAGTTAATTTCGATCCCATCGCATCCATAGCTGTTATATCACTATCTCTCATGGAAAGATTTCTAAATTTTAAAGAAGTGATTTCTGTATCTTCTACACCAATCTTTTTTCCTAGTTCATTTCTTTTGGTAGTTTGCGTCAAAATCTTTAACCAACCATCGTTGAATGTTTCTTCGAGTCTACGATTATTCGCCATTCACATCACCTGCAATATATTCTTGTAGCGCATAATGTTGAATGAAACCTAATAACTCACTAGCGAAATTTTGTTCAAACTCATCTAAAGCACGATTCCAGTCGTATCTACATCTTTCGATTAGCAATCCGTATTCTAAGCTTTCAGGAGAAAAAGAAAGTGTTGTACTCACTTTACTTTGAAGATAAACAGCATTTTTAGCTATCATCTTTTTAATTGACTCATCTTCTTCGTTCCAGGTAACGTAAATATTATCCTTCACAGCTATTAGCAATTCTTCAGTCACTTGTTCAGGCGTCATCTAACCACCGCCTTAATTGCTTTAACATATGCGTAAGAGCATTTTTTCTTGTTTACAAATGATAAATCTTCATCAAAAGGCGTAGAAGTCACGTATCTCCCTTTGAAAAATAAATCTTCATCGTTTGTTGTTACTCCAGCATTGTGTAAGATTTTTACTTCTTTAACTTTTTCTATTGGATCAGTAGCAAAACAAAAGTCTAATTCCTCGTGAACTTTAGGACCAATATTGAAATACATCATGTTCCAAAGCTGTGCCCACATCTCGGCTGTCCAGATTTGTATATTTGTTTTTTGCCCTCTAAGGTAGCGATATAGCCGATTAGAATCCAGATAAACCTTTTTCCAATAATTCGCTTTAGGACGGTTAATAACCCACTGTGCGCCTCCTGAATTAGTGTTTATAGTTTCCAAAGATTCTACTGTAACATTTACAATGTTTGCCATATCTTTTAGAATATTTTCTCCGTTTTCACAGCTTCTAATATAATCAAGACTTAGATAACTACAGCAGTCGCTACAATACCAAACATCATCTTTAGAAGGCAATTTGCGCAAATTAATTCTTTTATTGAAAATGACATCCGAATCGATATAGAAATATCGGTCGTCCTCACGCGAATGATCTTCTTCTAAATATTTCCACCATAAATATGGTTTAATCGAAGGAATATACTCTTTGTCGTCCCGCAGATCATCGTACACATGAACTTCAACACCATATTCCTTCTCAAAAAAAATAGGAATCTGATCATCGTGTCTGCTGAAAAGCAATACGATATCTTTGATTCCTAGTTTCTTCAGATTAGTTAAACAAACTTCAAGCTCCCATTTAAACCGATTGATTGCCGGCTGACAAAGAATATACTTCATTCTGATCACCTACGCTTGTGTTGTAGTTGTTGTGGTTGTTGGTTTTGTAGTTGTAGTAGTAGTTCCCAAAGCGCTAATATCTAATACAATGAAACTATCGTTACGTTTAGGTTGACCGTTTGCATATTGTTTAGCTAGATAAATGCGTTCGTCTTCAACAAAATGGTATTCATCTGAAGCTTCAATTTTTAGTGTAGATCCTACACCCATGAAGTAATCTGAGGCTACCCCAATAACTGCTTTTCCTTCTGGCACAGCCGTTGACTGCAAATCTGAAACTGGTACTGGCAATACTTGTACGTATTCTCCATTAGCAGTTAGTACAGTCTTAGCTGGGAATACTTTAGACCAGTAATCAGTTGGATTCACAATTAGGACCACATCAGAAGGATTCACATTACGATAAATCGGATCATTCACACCTTCGATATTGAATTTTGATAGTCGCGCCATCAAACCGCCCATAGTTACAGCATCTAAAGCTGTAATAGGTTCTGCTTTTTTTTCAGCATATTCTCCGCTAGTTTGTTTGCTCATGTCACGCATCATTCCGACTGGCATATCTTTACCAGTACCATCAACAATTGCTTGTTCTAATGCAATTCTCAATGATTCTACTAAAACAGTACGGACATAACGATCTAACCATACTGGACCTAAATCAAGCATTGCCTTACATACAGGAATATAACCTGATAGCTTGAACTGCTTCATGTTAATTACATCAAAGCCATTATCTAAAACTTTTTTAACAGCTTCGCAAAGTTTACCCCACCATGCTGGATTGACTCCACGTGACACAATCCATTCTGTTACACCAGTTGTGTTAACAAAAGTAATTTTTTGCAATAGTGGATGAGATTGTTCTAAATCTTCAAATACACGTTCAAATACAGTAGCTGGCACTAATTCTTCGACCCCTGCAAAACCTTCGTTTTTCACTACTTCGTTATAGAATTTTGTTTCTTGTGTAGTTAATACACGCTGACCACGGTTCATTAATACTAATTGATCTTGATTTTTTGCTGTTGCTTCTTCTAAAATTTTATCCTGAATTTCCTTAGATAAGCTTACCATAGCTGCGCTAAAAGATTCTTCGTTACCATCTTTAAAAGCTTTCATCAATTGGTCGCTTGCAGCTGTTACACCTTTTAAATTTTTAACTGTCATTATTTTACATCTCCTTGTCCAAATGTTTTATTTAATGCTGCTGTAAATGCAGCAATTTTTTCTGCTCTTTTTTCTTTAACGTCATTCAAAATTTCTTCAACGCTTTGTTCTTTTTTAGCTTCAGTACCTGAGCTATTTTCTGCATCGATAATTTCATCGACCAATCCATAACTCAAAGCTGTTTCTGCATCCATAAACGATTCTTTTTCAAGAAGTTCTTGCAATGCTTCATCTGTGCCATTGAATCGTGTTTTATATGAAGCCTTTACCGATTTATCAATTGATTCCAGTTGGTCAGCAATCGTACGGAAGTCATCGACATTTCCTTCTCCGTATGTGGAAGCGCGGTGAATCATCAATTGTGCATTGTTGTAGATTTTTATAGTATCGCCAGCCATTGCGATAATTGAAGCAGCACTAGCGGCTAAGCCGTTAATCACAACGTTAACTTTTGCTTTATTTGACTTAAGTAAGTTCCCAATAGCAATCCCTTGAAATACGTCTCCACCGTTTGAATTAATTACTACTTCAATTTCTTCTTGATCACCTAGACTATCCAAAATATTTTTGATTCCCTTGTCAGTATTCCCTTCAAAGAACCAACTAGAACCAATAAATCCCTGAATAAAAATTTGCGGTACTGCGCCTTCATTCTTTACTGCTAGAAATGTTTTCATTGTCGTCATTCGCCTCACCTCCTTTCGATACTTGTTGATTGTTTTTAGTTATAAATATTTCATCTGCCATCGCCTTATCAGAGCGATCATTTCCAACGCGTTCTCTTCCTTCGTTGATTGTAAATACTCCATTTCTAATGCCTACATCAATAGCGTCAACCAAATCTTTGAAGCTAGTAATCTTGATCATAGTTGTATCCACACGTACAAAATTCCCTGACAAGTATTCTTCTACTTCATAGAGACTAGCGTTAAACGCATCCTGAATAAGTTCAGCAATCGGTATGATTTCGAACATTAAAAAAGCGTCCACTTGATCCGATAACCCACTCATGTCTCCCTTTAGTAGGTTTTTCGGAACGTGAAACGCTGCTGCTGTCATCTCAAAGATGTCGTCTATTAAGTTTTTTATATCTCTTGAATTGCTTTGGAAGTTTCCGCTGAAATCTTCTAATGTGTACTCATTTTGTAATTGAAATACCGCACCTGCATTATCAGCTTCCATAAAAGCCTTAAATTGTGATGTCATCATTTTATTGATTTGATCTTGTGTTGTATTGTCTTGCGGTCGGAATAAATTCCCTTTCAGTACGTATCTACGAGCGTTAGAGCGCTTGTAAACATTCATGGCACTAGAAATGAGTTTCCCATACGCTTGATAATACGCATCGACTAGTTGCCTAATTTGTTGATCTGCGTATTTTATATAGATAACATCACTTTCTAGAAATTCTCTATCAAGGACTATGTTGTTAATTTGCACTTGAGAAAACACATCATCTTTCAATGCATATTCTGTGACATCCCAACTATCCGCAATAAATATTTCGCTAGAATTATTAGACGGAGAAACGATCAATACTTCATTGTAGAATATTAATCTCCTGATCAGTTTTTTTCTAAATTCTGTTGCATTATTTTTCTTATTAGGAGCTACATTCAGCCTATAGTAAAGATCATTCTTTTTATTTTTTCCATCTTCATATGACTTGAATTCCGCTTTACTCATCGCATTTGCAATCAAATCAATACAAGTTTCAATCGCAAATTTTCGATACACAAAATCAACTTGCAATTTACAAAAGTATTCTTCTAAAGGAACCGTTGCTTTTTTTGTGAAGTATCCTACCGCCTTTTGAAAAATCCCCACTTTCTCACCTCCTTTCAAGTTAGAATACTAGAGGAGTAAATCCAGTTCCTGTATTTTCTACTGAGCTATTTGTGACTGTTACAGGAGCAGAATCATAAATATCATCTAAAAAATTCAAACCATGAAGGAATGAAAAAAAGCCATCCGTTTTTCTAGTTTCAGGTTCTATTTTTTCATAGCGTATATTTCCATTAGAAATATGCTCTTCATATACATTCATGCAATACCAACGCATAATCGCATCGTCACCAAAAAATAAACGTTGATTAATAAAAAGGTCATCAACCAGATCTTTTAACATACCATGTGTAACAGATCCGCTTCGAACAATTTCCACAGTAAAACCTGCTTCTTCTAAAGCGGGCTTCAATATTTTTGCACGGTACATATCCATAGCGATTTTTTTAATATAATATTTATTACTCATTTCAAGAAACCAACCTACAATATAATCAGCTTCTATATTTTTTCCATGAACGATCTGTGATTTTCCTTGATCTATAGAAATATCTATAACCTCTCGTTTGATGTTTTGTAATCGAAGGGCTGATTCGTGGATAAAAGTATGTTGTGTAAAATAAACATCTTTATCGTATTTTCCTAGCAACCCAACGCTGGCAAAATCTCGTCTATCAGCAAAATCGACTGTTCCTATCACTTCATCCATTTTTTCAGGAAATTCTTTTTCTTTCGTATGCAGAACATCATCATATGAAGCAACAGCAAATCGTGTATCTTCCATAGGTCTGTTCATTCGTTTGGTCATGAACGTAAGTCTTAAACCAGCATTACGTTGCATTTGAGAGTATTCTTGAAACATTTTCCGTTTTAAATCTGCATTGTAATTAATAGTTGGACAAGCTTTTTCCCACATGTCGGGATCATCAACTTCATTATCGTTATCCAAGCGACAAATAAATGGAAACAAACTAGAAAATTCTGCTCCATCCTTGTCAATTCCAAGTTCTCCAGAAAGAATCATTTTTGATTCTTCTATAATGTCATCAAGCGGACCACCACGAACATGACCATTAGTTGTATCATAAAATTCTCTATAATCTCGAATTTTACCACCACCAGAAGTAGCCACATTTATCATTGAATAATCTTCATTTTCGTGAATTTCATCAAAGCGGTTTGCACCTGGTCGCTTCCCATCTTTTGTTCTAGCATTTGCCGTGTTATAACGAAGTTTGCTGTTTGTAGCGATATTTTGAATAACTTCCTTCGTAGCTTTAAATACTTTTTTATCTAAATCAGGATGATCTTTAATTACTTTAAATACATCATCAAAACTAGTCTTTGCTTGGCTTTCATTATTGGCATAGATATCAATATCATAATTTTTAATACCGTGTTTAGCGGTTAGTAGAAAGAAGTTGTTCCAAGAAGCAAAACCAGTTTTACCATTACCACGTCCCATTAATGAAAGATATCTATTGAACACTAGTGTTTTATCTTTTTTCCATCGAACACCATAAATAAAACATTGTAGAAATTTTTCCCACGGAATTAATTCGAATGGAAAGTATTGTGCTGGTATATTGATTGAATCCTCTACCATCTGCTTATCGAAGTAAATATCTTCTCTAGTAAAGACTCTTTCTTCTAGATAATTTTTTAGCAATAATTGCTCTTTGCATACCTTGATAGTGCCTTCTTCTATAGCTTTGAACCAATTTTCAATATGCTTATAACTCAGGAATTGATTCATTTGCTTCACCTACCAATTCAGGAGTAATGGCAAGTTTATCCAACATCAATCCCATTTGTTTGTTGACAGAAACAAGCAACGCTACTGATTCATTCTTTTTACCATTCTCCAGTCTAATGCCGTTCTCGGATATATCTTCTTCCAGTGATATCGCCGTTTCCCATAAACTGATATAACGATCAACATTATCTAAGAATGGCTCAATATTTGTTTTCTGACTTTCCAATTGGCTTATTAAAGAGCGGCGTAATTTTTCTCTGTAGCGATTTTGAGACAATTCGTTTTTAAACATTTTAGCCCTCCTTTCATGATAAAGTTCGAAAAAATCTCTTTTCCTGACAGCCCCCTCCGTTTCATCACCCCCAAAAAATTTGCGATTTATTTTAAGGGGGGGTTATCTCACCATCGGAATGAAAGCTTCAGCGAAGTCAATGTAATAATTAATCTCTTCAATACTATATCCAAAAACATTTTTTATTCTTTCGACGTTATTATCTTTATTCAACGCTTCTCTTACTTGATTCACTTTGTATTTACTACAACAGTTATCTGATAACAGATCCCTAATACCTACATAGCGAACGTATATCAAACGTTTAATTAATCCCTGAGTATAAGATGAATACTCTTCAATCTTTTCTGTATCATACTCTCTGCCATTATCATTGATGATCATGCACTTACCACCTTTCACTTGCATCGAAGTTAGCAAAGCTTTCTATCTTCTTCTCTTGTTTATCTAATGCTGTAAGATATCTGCCATGAACTTCATTATGATGTTCAACACATAAACAAATAAGATTATCTAAATCTAAAGCTAAGTCAGGTCTATCCTTGACTTCCTTTATATGATGAACGTTCTCTACTCTATGATACTTACCTAGTCTTCTACACTCTTGGCATTCATAGTGATCTCGTTTCATCGCTTTCTCTCTAAGCCTGCGCCATTTAGGAGACTGATAGAACTTAACCAAACGATCTTCTCTTGTCAACTGTAATAGCCATCTATAGAATTCCTCGGTCATGTTCCGTCTCCTTTCGCAATCTTATTTAATGCTTAGCTATTCTTTTGCCATACAATGGAATAACTTCATTGTTTTCCTTTCGTTTATATGTATCGCTCTTTATTGGTCTTCTATACTCATATACTTTTTCGCCATTACCTTTATGAACAGTGATTACTTCATACTTCTGTTCTAAGTATTGTGGTCTATACATTGTTGTTTCCTCCTTTGTGCAAAAATAAAAAGACCACTCAAAGAGTGATCTAATATGTAATAGTAACTTGCACGATGCACAAAACGCGTACGAAATTGCGCACCCCTATATTTTTAAACCGCCGATGCCTCGGTTGCTTAAAGTCGCTGGAGTGGGATTGCACCACTCACGAGAACTTACCAGGCTCTCACGAGGCTACTCGCCATTTACCGCTGCGTCTTCTACTTCCGCCACAGTGACCGAAGCTTGGTGGTGTACAGATAGCACACTTACTACATTGCCGTACGTAGCACCGTATAGCTTCTTAACGATCTTTTTTCGGTAGTCGTAACCGTCATAGGCATTTAATGTCGCTGGCAAGGAATCGAACCTTGCATGGTTGCCGAAGCATTGACCTAGCACACATGCTTAGCGTCTACCCTTTCCGCCACAGTGACACTATAAAATTATTCTTGGCTGCTACTATTTTTTATTTTGCCCATTTTTAAATCCAATCATATAGACATTAAGACAGAGCGCAAAAATTGAAATTATTAATGGAATCATTTCTCTTCACCCACCTTTAGTTATCGTGTGAATAATTAAAAAACAATAGACAGCAACAAAATAACATTGCTTTGATAATTTGGTATAAACCACTATAAATTTCTTTTCTTGCAATTATTTTTAATATATGCTAGATTATCAACCGATATAGTCACTGCCTGTACTAGCGGAAACTAGTGCAGGTTTTTTGTTCTATTTACTCAAAAGTTATTACGATAAATTAATATTGTGAAAATAAATACTAAGCGTATAATTTTATTTATCAGCGAGTGGTCCGCTGAAATATAAAACAAGGATGTGCAAGACAACATGTATAAACCCTACATGATTAGTTATGATCTTAATAACCCAGGGCAAAAGTATGATAAAGTATTTGAAATAATAAAAGAATTTGGGGCATATATAAAGCTACAAAAATCTTTTTGGTTAGTTAAAACTAATTTGAATCCAAATCAAATGTGTGAAAAATTAAATACAGTACTTGATAATAACGATTCCTTATTCATCTGTGAACTGCAAAAAAATTATCAAGGTAGAGCTACAGAGGAAAATTGGAAATTCATTAACGAACATATTTTCTCTTAGTAAGGATTAGATATTTTTTCTCTGTTTAAACAATTGCAAATACCGTCAATATCTGAATTAGAAACACTTACCTTTTGCTCCTTGCTACTACCAATAGCTTGGAGCAATTCTTGTATTTCTTCTGGAGTGCCTTCTACTGATAATTTCATTTTTCTTCCCTCCAATACATAAATTAATAGACAGCAGCAGTTGAAAGACGACAAGAACATGTTTAGTTTTGTGAGTGCTGCTGTCTAATCAAAATAAACAGCAACCGATGAAGAATTTAGGAGGAGTTGAATTCACATCCTTTTCTTCATAATTAGTTGCTGTCTATCTAAGAAGAAGTTTAAAACGATGAGGGAGATTGCCTCCCTTCGTTTATTTTGTCGATCCTGTTTCCTAATCTTTCGACACTACCATAATAACACTGGTAAATGTCTAAAAACCGCCATCATTCCGCCAAAAAACCGCCAAATTATTTATAAGCAATTATTTTTCCGTGTTTATATGCTTCTGCAAACTCTATTAGAGCTTCCGACTTCATCCGTTGTATACTTCTTTCTGAATAACCCACTTCACGGCTAATTCTGTAGTTTGAGAAGCTATCTGGCACACAGAAGCTGTAGTAGAGTATCTGACGACTAATCAGACTAAGAGCCATCAAAGCCGCTAGAATCGCATCTCTCTCCGTTTCTATATCCATCATCTGAATAATCGCGTCTTCTGCCTTATTGCCATGCTTCGGTGCCTTCGGCATATCCGTTATAATCGGCGACTTAATATCTATCAAAGAGCGACCTGCCATCCGCTCCAAACGCCGAAAGTTCTTCAGCACATCTCTCGCATTACATCTTGTCTGTTTGAAATCTACCTCTCGTAACAATTGCATCAAGTCAAACCGCTCCTTTATGTGATATAATAAATGTGTTGGATTTATTGAATCAGTCGGAGCGATCCGGCTTTTTTTATTTGCTCTTGATTACTTCCATGTCAACTAATCTCGCTACAGCTAAATAATGCTTGTGTTTTGCAGTCGAACGATCACACTTCATTGTATTTTCAATACGAATGATTGCTGAGTTTGACAGTATCTTTTTAACGTATCCTCTGAACGGATAAACGAACTCTTCTGCTTCACAGCGGACCATGTCACCGACTTTGAATTTTGATTTCTTGCGTGTTTTAGGGTTCTTTGTCGGCATATCTAGCATTAAACCGCCGATACCGTGACTGCTAGCGTAAAATCCGTCTTTTAGTTTCATCTTTCTACCACCTCTTCCACTGTTCCATTCACCAACAATGCTGCAGCATCCGCTGTTGCTTTATCAGTGAAAAGCAATCGATGAGATGGATTGCATTCAAAACTATAATTTACTCCATCTTTTCCCCATAAAGCACATTTAGTAAGATAGTTTCCATCGGCATTCTTTATTGCCCATAACGGCTCTTTCTCAACCTCGTAGCCGTTGTATAGGCTCAATAGTGTTTCATATGATTGTCTTGTTGCCCAAGCGAGTAATTCTTCTCCTTGTTCTTGCGTCAATATGCCATCTCGTACAAACCAATCACAGAAATAATATGAATCACCATCTTTGGATTTGATTAAATACGCTATTTTTTCAGCTTTTGTAAAAAAGTCCGTAGATTTTTCGATCCAACCTGCCACAATTGGCTTAACAATTAGCTTCTTCGGTTCGTCTGGTTGTTTATTCATCGCTGTTCCTCCAATAACTCGCTATTCTCGTATATATTTCCGGTGACTTCATATTCGTATCCCATCTTTTGGTGGCTGAATATTCTATATTCCATTCCACTAATTAATGATTTACAAACTAATCCGGAATGAAACTCGGATTCTTGTACAACCGTTTTTTCATTAACTAAATGATCAAAACCATTACTTCCATTAACCAGAACTACATCCCCTTCAAATATTTCTACGCCATTCTTATCTTTCAGTCCTGTGGATTGCATAAGCACATATTTATCTGGAGCCATTTCAGCATGAGTGATCAACCTTCCTGCTTGACCATATTTCATTTCTTGTCCAAATGTTTTACCTTTAAATGGTGTGTACCACGCTCGAAATCTCGTTATCATTCGCTGTCCTCCATGTATTCGTCTAATATCTCTTTATATTTCTCTACAAATTTGAAACGATCTTGATGAAGTTTCTTGCTCCAATTTGTTTGCCGATCCAGCTCACGCATCTGATCGAACCCTTTTTGAATTTCGTTGTAATAGAATTCAATGTTTGCTGCTGCTTTCCAATGCCTGCTACTTCGCGCTCCTGCTCCTGTTTCAGCCATTTCCAACTTAACTAATTCCGCTCGTTCTTTTGATTTTTTGTCTTTCTGAATCTTCATCATGATTTTCTTGAGGATGATGTCACTGTATTGTGTAATGAGATCCATTATTTCTCCTCCTCAATCTCACATGCCTGTTCAAACTGTCTAGTGATGTTTTCTAACGCTTTTTTGTACTCGATAATACTTTTTATCGTTCTTTCTTCACTTAACACGTAATCGCGTTGTATCGCCTTTAAACACGATGAGACAGTTTGAAAGTATCCGATATCTGCTCGTGATTCTTCTTTTGTTTCTGTGTAGCGGATGTTTCCTTCTTCGTCTCGTCTTACCTTCGATAAGACAATGTTTCTAGAATCACTGGTAATTCGATAATCTTCGATTCTCATGTCTAGCATTTTTTCTCCTCCACATACCTAAATTGTCTTCCTTTTGAATCAATCCATAAGCTCCTAGCTCTATCCCAGATAATGTTTTTGCTTAATCCAGTAATTGCAGATAACTGTTCAGCAGTACCTGTTACTAGAATTCGATCACCATGCCAGATTGCAATTTTTCTCGGCGTTTTCCGTTTAGACTTTTCAGTCCACATTGATTTGCCGAGTTTTTGAACTTCTGTAACTATTTCTTTGTCTTCTTGCCAAGATTCAGAATGTGTCAGTTCGATGATTCGTTTCATTGCTGCTTTCTTATCCACGCTCATTCCTCCAATCTACGAATTTCCCTTCTTAAATTCTCTATGTGCAAATCGATTGCCTTTCTAGCCGTTTCATTGACCATCACTGCCTTTGTCCGTTCCAGATCGTCAATCTCACGCTGAAGGCTTCGAATACGCATTTGAATCACTTCTTCTGTTGTCATGATGATTCCTCCACGTATCTAAACGTTCTCTTCTTAACGTCTGTGTATCCACACCTAGCTCTTTTTCTCACGATTTTCTCGTGCAAGCCTGTGAGACTTGCTAACTGTTCAGCTGCCCCTGTCACTAGAAGTTTGTCACCGTGCCAAATTGCGATTTTTCGTGGTCTTGGCTTGTTGCTCTTGTCTGCCCACATCGCTCTTCCAAGCCTCATCACTTCTGAAGCAGCTTCTTTGTCATTTTGCCAATCTTCTGAATAAGTCAATTCCATAATTCGCTGCATTGCCGCTTTCTTATCCATCCCGACATTCTCCTTTCAGTAATTTGAGTACTTGATCAAGTGCGCTCTCACGTCCGCCGTGGAACGTGTTGAGCCACTTGTCTTCGTAAGACACACTTTGTCTTAAAGCTTCTTGATGCATTAGTTCAATCTGTGCTGTAAATGTCTTTAGATCCATCTGATTACACCTGCTCAAGTTCACTAAGATGTTTTTGCAATCCTTTAATGCAATCAACAAATAGTAATTTTGTATAAGCTAAATTTCTTAATTGTGTTGCATCGATATAGAGTGCGAAATAGTATCTGAGTTTACTCCAACTTGAACGATCATTCTTAATTCCTTCAATTCCAGCTTCTTCGAGTTGATCATATACGTCTCTCAGAATTTCTATTTCCTCACCAGTTTTATACTTTGCTATTTCATTAATTAGTTCTAGATAATCGATCTTCAATTTTCCACCTCTTAGAATGGTGCTTTTGATTGTCTATTAGCTCGTTCTAGCGCTTTTTTCTTAAGATAGGCTTCTTGGTCGATTGCCCATTCAGGAAGCTTCTCTCGTCTTCCTGTGCGCTTGTATCCACTGCTTGCGTTCTTAGATTCACTTTTTTCTTTTCTTGCCCAGCTTCGAATAGTTGCTAAATAGTTTTTATAGGTCTTACCTGATGATTCACAATACTCAGATAGCCGTTCTATTCGCTCTTGGTAGTCATTAGGGAATTCTGTTTTGAGTTTCTCCATCTGCTCATCTGACAAAAGAACATTTTTATACTCTCCGTATTTATGACGGATGGGCTTAGCCTTCGATTTTTTCGAAGGCGTTACATCTTTTATCTCTTTACTATCCTTACCTAACCTATCCTTACCTAACCTAACCTGTGTATCCATTTGGTATACCGCTTGGTTGTCATCTGGTATACCAAGTTTTTCATCATGTTTAGAAAGCTCTTCTGCAAATGTATAAGCTTTGTTATCTTTGTCTGCTAGTAAAGCTTTTTCATCCTGATATAACGTGGGTTTGTAACGATCATTACGAATATAGTTGTGTATTTTCCAATGCTTAATGACGATCACACCGCTCTCGAAAACTAAGATGAATCTTTTTGCCATAAGCAGTTTTAAATCATCATCACCACAACCAACCATACGTTGTATTTTTTTGGGATTATTAATAAATCCGTCATCATCTGCGCGCATTGATAGATGGAAATATAATGCCTGTGTCGATAAAGGCATATCTAGGAATGCATCAGAATCAATAATTGTCTTTGCGAACATTCTTCTTTCTGCCAAAATTATTCCTCCTCATCCACGACGATAATCGTGTACTGGTAACAAGTCTCTGTAATTCCATTAACTAATCTATTGGTCTTAATTTTTTCGACACTAATATCGCTTTGTTCAGCTTGTGTGCCAATGAAAGCAAATATCATGATTTCTAAGAACAATTTGTCTCTTGGACTCATTTTTTTATACTTAGTGTGCCATGTTTGTGCAAACGCTACTGCATTTAAATTAATCATCATTAGGCCCCGATTCTTAATTTCTTGATTGTCTCCTGGTTTAACTTGATTCCTTTGATTTGATATTTATTTTTGAAATTGATCACACCTATCTTGTGTTTCTCCGTGTGATGGATTCTGCAGAGTGCTGCAAATGTGTACTCTGAATGATCAACTTCTTTGCGCTTTCGTCTTCCTAGCGCTTTGTCAAAGTGATCGATGTCAGCTCCTGTTTTGCCACAGATGCAACAAACTCTTTTTGTAATGCATTTGTAGAAGTAGTACTCTTGGTTCGCAGGTAAAATCTCATAGCCTTCTTTGAAAGGAATATGATGTTCAAAGATAAAATCTAGGATGATATTCGCTAAGATATTGGCATCACTCACGGTTGTATTCGATTCGTCTTTGAGGCTTATTTCGCGCCCTGTGACACCTTCAAAACGGAAGTAGAAGAATTCCTTCCAGAAGTCCGTTGGCATGCCTGTATCGATGAAAATATCGCCTATGAGCGCATAGATGAAGTTTCTTTGCTGTACTGTGAACCGACGTGGATCAATAAAGCGAATTTCAATGACTCGATCGCCATCGTAGCCGTCATACATCGTCTTCAATCGCTCGATATTCACTTCTTCATTGATTCTTGCCACTATCTGGTTGCCTTTGAATCTTCTTAGTACCGCCGAGTATGAGTCTATTAACGGTTTAAACATTCATATCACTTCTCTTTTGTTTCTTCTCTGTACTGATCTTCAAGCCAATTAACGCCTCGTTTTAGAATGCCCAAGTCTCTCTTGGTCCATTTACTGTCATCAGCGGTTATGGAAGCTGCATCAGTCAATGCAACAATTGCTTCATCAATTGATTTTTCGTACTTGTTAGCAACCAGTTGTAAAGCATCCAAGAATAGCTTTTTGCTTCTTTGAGTAGCTGGTTCAAGCATCGAGACATCTTCTGGCATATCTTCGCCAGCAAATATATATAGCCCTAGCCCAAACATTGCTAGATTTTTTACAAGACAGCGCATGATTGTTTTGTTGATATCAAACATAGTTGCTGCTTCAACTCGCTTTTCGATTTTTCCAACAACCTCTTTTTTCTTCGTTTCGTTATTCCACTGATAATCATTGACTTCGTAGGTATATGGCTCATCTTTCATTGCCTTGTTTGCACCATCCATGACTGGTAACCACATGTCACGCTTTACTCCGTTGACTGTGATACTGGTAAAAACCATATAGCCTGTTTTTTCATCAAAGAGGTATGGACGATGCGTTTCTGGATCACGATAGATTTCATAATCTACTGCCTCACACACTTTGCTAACTTCTGCCCAAGCCCATGCCCACGAAAGATAAGTGAGGTCATTTCGTTTTTCAGTAACACCTTTCACATTTATTTTGTATAAGCTATTAAAAAGCGTATTATCACTTCTATTTTTCAAAGGTTGTTCCTTTTCACTCATCAAATTCTGCCTCCATTTCAGCGATGTATTTTTTGCCTTGTCCGTAATAAGAGATATCAATCAAGTTATCTCTGTCGTACTCCTCTAGCGCATCAATCAAGCCATCTTCGATGACGTAAATATATTCAGGTTTATTCGAATGCTTCGATAAATGGATAAGATAAACATGATCCCAAATAGTTACAAGGTTACCTAAATCATCTTGATCACAAGCTAGTTCTTCATTCGTCAAAAGATTTCGTCTGATTTTTTGACCACTTGTTTCCTCAATTTTTGGCTTGCCCCAATCAGGATCAATCAAATATTGATCTAGAGTGGAAAGTTCATTTTCCATGTGGTAACATCTCCTTAGATGTATTTGCTATGTGACTCGTTGCTTTGGACGGCTGAGTCACTTTTTTATTTGTTGCCAAGCTTTTTGCTTGTCAATATGTTGTTGGCTTAGGATGATTGGTTTATTGTGTCTCCACCAGCGATTAGCAATTACCGTCCCTATTCTTAGCGCTTCAGCTCTATTCATTTTCATCACCGAAAAGTCTCTGTTGTCTGTTCAGTTGATCAATTTCCATACGGATCGCAGTTTCTGGCAACCACATTTCAATAAATGAAACAGCATCATCGAATCTCTTACGAGGTAACTCGCCATATCTTGGGATTGAAAAGGTACGTTTAAATTCAGACCAAAATTTTGAGAATACTTTTTTGCTGATTTCTTCATAAGCTCGGCTTTCTTTACCTCCTAAAACTTCCATAACTTTCATATTTCCTTTTTGCTTAATTTCAAACTCTTGTTGTCCGCTAATTCGCATAGTATCTTTAAGCATGGAAACATCTTTTTTAACATCTTTCATTTCTTCTAATTGATAGATCATCATGTCTTCAATTGTTTGAGGAACAGTATTCTTCCGAATAACATCTTCCATTTCGTTGAAAGCTTCAATAAATTTTAGTTTGAAATTTATTGCTTTACTTCCAGTGAATCCCATAGCTAGCAAGGAAAATCCGTCTCTATTCATGAAATAAACTCTCCGACTTCTTCCGTATGAGTCTGGCTCGTTCCCTTCCACAAACATCTGTCCAAAATTGGACCCATCTTCAACATTGGCCGAATTTTCGACCGATCTTTTTATTGATTCAATTGCTTCTAGTACATGCTTATGTTTCTTTTTGAAACTTTCTGCCACTTGTAAGCTCGTAGTTACAGCTTCTTTATTTTTCAAAATTACTAATTCTTGCATTATTTCTTCTCTCCTTTTTGGTATAATTTTCGTTAGAAAGTGAGGTGATTCTATGAGGAAAAAGCTCAATTACATTCTTACTGCGACTTTAACCATATATATAATTCTGTTTATTACCTTATCTTTCCTGTCTTCAATTAAAAAAATTCCTTTTATTACATTGAATAAAAATAGTATTTTGAAGGAGTTCAATAACATTGACTACATCGCATTTCTAAAACTTTTTTCAGTCTGTGTGCTAATATCATGTGTAATTATTTTTATTGTTGCTAAAACATGTTGGACAATGTTAAATAAAAACCAACGCGATGTTGAAAATATTGCTATATTTTTAATTAAGATTACTTCCTCAATATCAATTATCATTCCGATGACTGTAACTTTTTCAAAAGAACAGTTTAATGTAGCGGCTACTTATCTTTCATTTATAGCGCTATTTTCTTTTGTTCTTCCTAAAAGAAATAAGAGCAACTTTGACAACAAGGAGCTGGATGAAGTACGCAATAGCAGCCCAAAGGAACAAAAATAAAAAAATCATATTTTAGTCAGTCCCTCCCGGCTGGCTTTTTCGCTCTGTACTCAGCTTCATCAAGCCCCATAAAAATCCAAACCATGTAAACGATCGTGCCGATTAACGCTTGTCTGCTTCCCCAAAGTCCTAAAGCGTAGATGATTAGCGGTGCGCTGAATACTAGCGCTCTATTAAATTTTCCCATCCGCTTGCCTCCTTAAGATTTCCGAAAAATTTGTTTCTAAAAATTCAAGTGTTTTACTTCTTAAAAATAGATATGTGTCTCTTCCTTCAACTGGATAATAGACAAATCCATTTTTATTTTTTTCGATATCGATAATATTTCTATATCTTGGGTTCTTTAAAACTCTAGAAGTAAACCAATCATATTTTCTGTTAATCCGTTCTAGCACTTCTGGCAACGTCATCCATCTACCAGTATCATCAGCTTTTTTTAACTCCTCATAATCCACTTGGGAGATAATTACATAGCCTTCTGGAACTGGGATTTTCGCTTCTAGATATTGCATTAGCTGTTCCTCCCTTTACAATTCGTACATAGTAATAATCGAATCTATGATTCTATTTGCTTCTGCAGAAGTCTTTTTACCGTTTAAAATTAAAGATAAGTAGCTTTTGCTAATTCCAAATCTTTCAGCAAGCATGGTGTAAGTTAAGAACTTCGAACTTTCGACATATTCTTTGATTTTTTCTCTATCTCGTTGAGTGATTTCTGCAATGTCAGTCATACTAAAACTCCTTTCTAACCAATTTCCTCTAAATCCATTTGAGGGTAATAGCCCTCTGCGATTAATAAGTTGTAAATAAACACTCGCCCTTTCTGTGTCCATTTGGTATTCATTACAACTTTAGTGCCGCCATCGGCTTTCGGAATCTCACTTGTGTGCGATTTTGTGTATCCTTGGTTCATATGTTTTCGGTAAAGTATCCATTGTCCGCTAACTTTATGTTGAACACCTAACTCGTTTAGCAATTTGTTTAGAGCAATTGCCGACATTCCGTAATCAGCTGCAATTTGAGAAGTAGCTACCGTATCTGTCGATGAAAGAATCGTATCTAAGTAGCTAATCTTTGGTTCGTACTCGGCAATTTGTTGTTCGAGTAATTGGTTCTTTTCTTCTAAATCTGCTGCTAAACGCAATGCTTGTGCAAAACTTTGAGGTACGTTTGAATAGCTACCTGTTTTTCTGATTGTTGGAAGGACTTCTTCCATTACCCAGGCCTCAAATTTTTCAGCGCTTGGTAAGTTCGATTTAATAATCAAGCGGTAAACATCTGATTCTGGAATAACTTTGAATTTTTGACGACGACCTAACGAATCGTTACCCCATGTTTCAATTGATTTTTTACAATGATCATTGGTGGCTTTACTGGGATTTTTGTATCCCAAAGTTTTGGCAACATCGTTTGCTACGAAATACGGAATGTCATTTTCTAGAAACGTTCTTACTTCATGTTGTTCAAAACTAAAAATTTGTGGTGTGTTCATTTTTGTTCATTCCTTTCTTTGATATAATTTTCTTATCAGTAAGTGGTCTACTGAAATAATGCATAAGGTGGTGAATAAGTATGAATAAAAAAACTGATGAAATCGCTGCGGATTTAGTTGTTGCATGGCTAAATCACGAATCACAAGTATCTACTAAAGGCGAATCAATTTCGCCAAAAGAAATTGCTCAAGCTTATTTAGATATTCATTATGCTGTTATCTATGGTCAGCTTCCAGAAGACCGTAAAAACGATGACTAAACGTGAGCTAAAATCTCTGCTATGGCTGCAACCATGGCAGAGTCTTCTTTATCTACCGCGTGTTCCATCGCCACTTTTGCTTGTTTCAGTATGTCTAATTTCAAATCTTCGATTTTTGCCGAGACTGTTTTTTCCATATTCTTCTCTCCTTTCTTTTATATTCGTAAACAAATTTAACAACTTTTAAAAAAACTGCGTTGACTAAATTAACATACAGTGTTAAAATCAGAACATAGTTAAATAAGACATATAAACATTGATTTTAAAAGCTTTCTTGGCGGTTGGCATTTATTAATCAATAGTGTTTTTTGTTGTCTTTTTAGTTGTTAAACTTGTTTACAAGAATGATATTAACACCTTTTGTTAAAATAGTCAACGAATTTTAACAAATAAAGTTAAATATTTTTTCTTGAACGAAAGGAATATTGATATGATAACGTTTGAGAGAATAAAAGAGTTAGCGAAAAAACAGGGAAAATCATTAAATAAAGTTGAAGAAGACCTAGGCTATGGTAAAAACGTCTTATATAGACTTAAGAACTCAAACCCCTCTACAGAACGTTTGCAAGAAATTGCTGACTATTTCGATGTCTCTGTAGACTATCTTCTGGGGCGCGAAGAAAAAGAAACCCCTAAACATGTGGATTTATCAGAAAACGATACTGTTTTTTCTTTTGATGGAAAAGAAATATCTAAGGAGACAATGCGTAAAGCGATTGCAATTGCTAAAGCTTTAGAGGAAAATGAATAGTTGGAGTGATGGGTTGTATGTATTTGAAATTGAAAGAAATGTTGAGCGAATACAATTTGAAAGTAGTTTACATGGAAATGAAAGAGCCTGGCTTCTATTATCCGAAGCCTAGAATCATTTTTTTGAATGAAAATCTATATGGCGAAACTGCAGAAGCCTTTCATTTATCTCATGAACTTGCGCATTTCACCGCTTCTCATTTTGAATATTCAGTTTTGTACGATACTTCTACAACTTTTCACTCAAAATTTGAAACAGAAGCAGATAAAATAGCTATTCTAATTTTATTAAATATCTATATTGAGAACGAACTGACTGATGAATCTCAGTTTAATCTCGAAAAATTTATGGAGTATTATTCTATTCAGAATAAGCTCAGATACACTTGTTATGCTGTCTGCCAATGCTATTTTAAGAAAAAATATTCTTACGCAAGGCAATATGTATGAATACATCAAGAATTATTAAAAAAACCGATTTCAGCAAAACATTAAAAAAGCCCGTGCTGGCACACGGACTCATACCTCATTTCTGAGATCGCAAATATATTATAACAAGAAGTGAGGAATATTTAAATGGCAAAAAAAGTTATGGGTCAAGACGGAAAAATGTATAAAGTTAGTAAACCTTTTTACAAAAAAGTATGGTTTTGGGTATTAGCAGTAATTTTAATTATAATTATTGGTTCTGCTTTAAATGGTGGATCAGATAGTAATAAAGCAAGTGATAATGGTGGCGAAAAAGTAACTAAATCTTCAACCTCTGCTTCATCTTCTAAAGAAGAAAAAAGCGATACCTTCTATAAGATTGGTGACACTGTAAAAGTTGGTGATGCTGAATATACACTAAATAGTGTAGAACTAACTGATGAAAGAAATCAATTTGAAGAAAACCAACCTGCACAAGTAGTAAAAATTACTTATACCGTAAAAAATGATGGCGATTCAGATATCCCTGTAGGTACAGATGTGGAAGTATATGGACCAGATGACAAAAAATCAGAGACATATGCCAACGAAAATACAATGGGATCTGTTGCTCCAGGAAAACAAATGGATGTAACTGCTCATTTCACGTTAAACCAAAAGGGAGAAATAGAAATCCACTTCTCTCCTTTAGTATCATTTGAAAAAGCAGCTATTTTTAAAGCAACTGTATAATAAATAAAAAACACGCCCACCGTCCAAAGCAAGCGTGTTCTAAGAAAAACAAACCTATACAGTAGGCTTCTTTATAGTGCCTATTGTATCAGAGAAAGAGAGTAGATTCAATTATGGCAAGATTAGTCAAACGTGGAAATAGTTGGCAATACGAAATTTCATACAAAAAAGATGACGGAAAATACACGAAGATAAGAAAATCAGGATTTAAGACAAAAGGCGAAGCAAAAGATGCCGCCAACGAATTAGAATATAACTTGAACAAAGGCCTTAAAGGGGATCGCAAAAATCTATTATTATCAGATTACTTTGAGGATTGGATGCAACTTTATAAAGAAGGAACAGTATCTCCTATCACTTATAGAAAATACGAAGATACGTTAATGAACATAAAGAAATATATGCCAGCGGTATTGATTTCTGATTTAGATAGAGTTGGATATCAACGCTTTTTAAATAAGTATGCGAAAGACCATGTAAAATCCACCGTTATTAAGTTTAATAACCATATTAGAGCATCGTTGAAAGATGCCGTAGAAGAAGGATTAATTCCGTTTGATCCAACTAGAAAAGCAGTAATCAAAGGAAAAGATTCATTGAAGCCAAAAGAAGATAAATATTTAGATTATGATCAATTTAAATCTTTAATGAAACTCGTAGAAGAAAACCTTTCTGCGCAGTACTCTTCTCCTATGCTCGTGTTAGTTGCTGGTGCTACTGGAATGCGATTTGCTGAACTTCTAGGATTAACATGGGAAGATATCGATTTCGAAGATCAAATCATCACTATTAATAAAACATGGAATTATAAATTAAATGAATGGGGAAAAACAAAAAACGAAACTTCAAATAGGAAAATTTCCATTGATAAACATACGATTGATCTCTTAAAAAAGTTTAAAATCAATCAAAAAGAATTATTCGAGAATTTTGAAGTTAAAAACCCTCATAATTTTGTTTTTTTCAACTTAAAAAATGGATTAGTTTCATCAAACGCCGTCAGCAAATATTTGCGCAAAAAATTAAAAGAATTAGGGATTGAAAAGCAATTTACTTTGCATGGACTAAGGCATACACATGCATCTATTTTACTTTATCAAGGAG